ATTTTTTCTTTCCTACTTTTGGCATGTTTAGACTCCTGACATTTTTATATTATTTTAATTTACCCCCCATTAAACTTACTTCTTTTTGCGTTTCCATGTTAAATAATCTGCACCTTCATGCGGATCAAATATTGTAGTAATCAGTCTGCGATCATCATCAGCGTATTTAGGATCAATAATTGTTACAGGGCAATTAAAAATATTTTTATCATCTAATCCTAATTTTTCAGCATATTCATCCATATTTTTAAATGATGCAACTTGCAGCGCGTGGCTAATTAATCCTGATGACGGATCTTTTAAAACTTGATATCCTGATACATGAGTATGCCCAGCAGTTAAAATATGATCACGCCAGCCCATCTGTATAGCCTTACTGATAGAATGAGCAGTATTCCACATACTATTCCCCTTGAACTGATGACGAGCTGAAATTCGAATTTGCCGCCCATTTGGAAAAACTAAATTCATTCTTGCGCCATGCTTCTGATATAAAGCAGGCTGATCTCGCATAATAAATTCTATAGGATCACCATCGCCTGACCAAACATCATGATTTCCAGCCACTAAGTACATCCACGGCACGCTGGTTAAAAAATGCTCAGTAATAAGCCAAGATTCTTTAGCTGTTGTTGATTGCTGACCATATAACGCTGTTAATCTTCCTATCCAATTATTTTGAACATCGCCAAGATTCCCAGCAAACATTCCCTCTGTTTTATTTATTTTATTAACAATATCATATATTTCTGCAAGATTTGTTCCATCATCATCTACATGAGGATCACCAAAATGAGCAATTCCAATAACGCCAGTTGTATTAACTTGAATAGGAATTAATTTTTTATAGTTGGCGTTCTTTACTTTAACCTGATATTTTTTATTCCTGAATGCAATTATATCTTCAATGGACATTTCTTCAACAGGAACTTCAGGAACATTAAAAGGATTGTGAGCTATTTTCGAGGGAGCTATTGTTTTTTTATGGCAATCAGTACACAGCCATCGCTGGCGTTTAAACGTTTTCCAATACGCAAATCCATCTTTACGCATTTTTTTACTATTGCATTTAGGGCAGCTAATTGCATTCCCCTCCGCATCATGCCTAGCCATTTACTTCCTTTTCTTTTTAAATCCAGTAAGAGGATTTAAACTTAATTCCTCATACCAACCCATTACTTTTTTTATTTCTTCCTCATGTTTAGCTTCAAGTTTTAAAACTCTTTCATGCAGCTGACTCACATCCAAGTGAAGCTGTTCAATTTTGCTTTGAGTATTATACCAGTAATAAGTAGCCGAAGCGACAAGAGTAAGCAGGTAAATAAGAGCGCGGATATTGATACGCACAATGTAGTTATCATCAACCCTGTCCATTTTGACCGATCTCGCATCAGCTTTCATCTTGTTCACTTATTTTTTTTGCCAAATTCTACGCCAGCTTTGTAACTCTCTAAAAAACGTGGTATAGATTTAGCAAACATTAACTCAATAAAATCCAGCGCATATTGTCTTGGATTTTTTATGACCTCATTGATATCCTGCTGAGGAATATCAAACTCTATATCATTCAGCTGGTGGATTTTGCGTAAGTAGTCTATTAAAAACTGATTGTTCTTGCTCTCTTGGGGCTGCTTCGCCATTTACTTCTCTATTCTGATTAATTACTGACTCAGCTTCTTGCTCAGTCAAATGCTTATTATATTTTAACATTAAATCTTTTTGAGTAATAACATTGTTCTGCATTAAAAAATTATCCATTGCTATCTGATCCTGTACGCTCATTGGATACTCAGGTTCATTAAATTTCAAACCAATATTTTCAGGAAGTGCAATATTATTAGCTCTAGCTATTGTACGCTCTACCTGATATAATTCTTTTTCGTATAATTCCCATAGTTCTATATCATCTTGAAAATCTTCAAAGCGTTCTAAGTCTTTAATTTTTAGAGCAACGCCGCTTGATGGTCTATCACTTTTTCCATCTTCAGCGAATGTAATCCATAAATGATTATTCTGAGCAGTAAGATCAAGTATAGCCTTAATAAGATCAATAGCTTCTCTTACATTAGCTTTAGGCGTTTTAATATCTAATTTAGCTGGTTCAGGCACTACCATGATCTCAGATGATCCAGCACGCATTAAACGCTCTTCCTCATACATACCCTCAATCACATATTGACCAAACATCTGAAAGCGCATACCTAGCGCAGCTTCAGTAAGTAAAATATTGACTTGCTCATTTGCTGCAACAATATCATAAGCTCCAGCAACAAAAAATTCATTTAGATGATGCTCGCGATGCGTAAACACAAAAGGCAGTATTCCATAATTATGCATCTGCTCTTCAAGCACCATTCCATTTTCATCATACTTTATAAAACATTCTTTATCCCAGTAACAGTATTGTAATCCAGCAACATCGCTAATATCAACAACATTCTGCACCATTGGATACGTTATAGCTGATGGAACAAAAGGATCATCTTCAAAAAATGCATCAAAATAATAAACTGGGTTGTAATTAAAATGAGGCTTGGGAGACTGTTTAAACACTACCTGAGTAGCGATTGTTCCAATTAACCTAGTCATTTTTTCCATGTGTTTCATTTTAAAAGGCTTATTATGGATCATGTCATCATAGCGATTACTAACATTGCGCTGCGCTCCAAGCGTATAAATCCTGCTCATGCGGTCTATCATTCTACGCGTAACATTAAATTCACTTACAGGAATCTCGCGAAATGCATCAGCACTAAATCTATCCTCGATGTATTGTGCTGTATTATCTCCAGCATAATAATCTAATAATTTATAAATTGCATCCCTTCTGCCTTTTGCATACATTTGCTTCTGTTCTTTGAGGGATTCTTGAATTAAATCTAATGCTAAATCATTCATCTGCTACTTACCTTATATTTTTGATTTCTTATTGGAAATTTTCCAATGATACCATAGCGCAAACAATCGCAGCCATGATCATGATAACCATCTTTTAATGGTTCATTTTTTAAATTACTACCCTCTTTATGTTCAGGATATCTATATGACTCAATATCTTCAACAATACCCATACAGCTCTGATCTATATGTAATCTAACACTTCCCTCTGCTGACATCATAAATTGACGAACATGGCTAATTCCTGACTGAATACTTCTGCTTAATTTATCTCTGCGCGTAATTACAGGCAAACCTGTTAATTGCCTAAAAATATCTGCTTCTCCCATACCTACAGAACTCTGCATTTGATACCCAGCTGGATCGCCATATACTCGAGCTATCCTGTAATTTTTCTTTTTGATTGCTGCAACTAAATCAGATATCTTTAAATTTTTCTCATGAATTATTTCATCAATTATAAAAATATGATCTTCGCCTTTATCTCCAAATTTTGCTACTTGGAAAAATAAAGCAGCTGGCATTCGATAACCAAAATCTAAAGTTAAATATACAGGCAGCATAGAATTGTATGGATAATTACCTACATGAGTACGCCTTGAAAAATCATTATATACTCGACCACTAAGCGAAGTAAACTCCGCACCCATCTCCTGATCAAACACTTCTCTAGTCATTGATGATTTCATTTCTAAAAGATCAGGATCATCTTGCCCTTTTGGAAATGCGTGATGATTTTCCCATGATGGCGAATTAAATGCCGCCCACATATCAGCTTTTTGAGCGTGTATATAATACTCATAGAATCCATCATATCCTTCAGGCGTAGATATCATAATGCATCTGCCTTTTTTATCTGATAGCGTTGGTCTGAGATACATTTCAAATATCTTTTTTAAATTCATTTTGCTAGCTTCATCAATAATTACAAGGTCATTTCCAGCACCGATTAAAGATTCAGGATGTTCTGCTGATTTACCTTCAATAATAGAACCCCATTCAAATTCTATATATTGTTCATTTAAAGATTTGCGGCGAGTAGGGAGGTTATGTTTAATGATTAGATCATCATAGACGATTCTGAATATACGTTCTGAGGTTGAGTAGGTGGGTGCGACAATCCAAACATTTTTATTAGCTTGAGTAACTAGAGTTTCCGCCTCCCTAGCCGCCGACATGGATTTGCCCCATCTTCTACCACATGAGGCTACTATAAATCTTTTACTATCAGGTAATGCGTGAATTTTCTGCTGACCTGCGTGAGGTTCATAATTTAAAAATTCAAACCATTTACTTTTATACGATGTAAGATTATCCATATACAGCTTTTAATT